AGGATTCTTCGGTAGGGTAGTAAAGCATGTCGGTTACTCCGGTTTGCTGGATCAGCACCGCGCTGTCCATGTACTAGACTGTACCGGCTCAAGAACAAATGCACATCGGGACAAACCCTAGGTGACGCTTAGGGTCTGGTGTGTCATCATTGATTCCCCAATCACAAAGGAGCATGCAACTATGGCAAAGCTCGGGCGCGTTTTTGATGTCGCGTCACTCCCCACACTAGACTCGGCGCGGCCAGTCGCACCCCCTGAATCACAATTGATCGACGCCATGCGCGCGGCTGGCATCACTCATACGCCGGAGCAGATCCACATTGACGGCAAGATGCACCGATTCTGCACATCGGGCAAGCGCGGCGACTCCGGCTGGTACATCATCTTCGCTGATGGCATCCCCGCTGGGCAGTTCGGATGCTGGCGATCAGGCTTGGTGCAATCCTGGCGGGCAGATGTTGGCCGCAAGATCTCGCACGTTGAGCAGATGTCCCACACTCGGCGCATGGCAGAAGCCGCAGCACTGCGAGAGGCAGAGCTGGCTAGGCGGCGCGAGACTGCCGCTGATGTAGTCGGGCGGATCTGGTCAGAAGCCCAGGCCGCAAGCCCGGAGCATCCGTACCTTCAGCGAAAGGGCATCGCCACACACGGCGCACGAGTGACCGGCGACGGTCGCTTGATCGTGCCACTTTACAGCCCCGACGGTGAGCTGGTGTCGCTGCAATACATCGACTCAGGAAGCGACAAGAAATACCACCCAGGAGGCCAGACTGGCGGCGCATATTGGTGGCTCGGTGCGCTGGAGGATGCAAAGACGATTTACATCGCGGAGGGCTTCGCCACCGCCGCGACGATTCACCAGACCACCGGACAGCCGGTATTCATAGCCTACAGCGCCTCGAATCTTGTGCCTGTATGCGGAATGCTTCGGCAGCAGTTCGGCGCGTCTCAATCGCTTGTGATCGTGGCAGACAATGATGCGAGCCACACCGGCCAGAAATACGCCGATCAGGCCAGCGCGAAGTACGGCGCGCGCGTGGTTGTCCCTCCAATCGAGGGCATGGATGCAAACGATTATATGCAAGCCGGCCACAACCTGGGCGCGCTTCTGACGCCACAGCGCGAGGATGGATGGCTGATTCCAGCCGATGATTTCTCAGCACAGCCTGCGCCGATCTCGTGGCTGGTGAAGCATTGGATTCAGAAAGACGCGCTCATCATGGTGCATGGCCCAAGCGGAGGCGGAAAGACGTTCGTCGTGCTGGATTGGTGTCTGCGAATGGCCAGCGGCATGGCCGAATGGTGCGGGCAGAAGGTCAAGCCTGGGCGGATTGTGTACCTGGCCGGTGAAGGCCACCACGGCCTACGCGGGCGCATTGCAGCGTGGAAGCACCGACACCAGGCCGGAAGCCTGTCCATGTGGCTCTCACGGGACGGGTGCGACCTGAATACCGCCGAGGGCTATCTGAAGGTCGTGGAGCAGGTAAGGGCGCTCGGATACAGCCCCGAAGTGATCGTCGTCGATACCCTTCACCGATTCCTCAGCGGCGACGAAAACTCAGCCCAAGATGCCAAGACAATGCTCGATGCGTGCAACCGATTGATGAGCGAATTCGGGTGCAGCGTGGTACTTGTTCATCACACCGGCGTTAGCGACGAGGCGCAACACCGGGCACGCGGTAGCAGCGCATGGCGCGGGGCTTTGGACATTGAGATCAGCATCGTGCCAGGCAAGGAAGGCGTGCCCATGCAAATCGTGCAGCGCAAGTCCAAAGACGCAGAACTGGCCGAGACCATCCACGTGGAGCTGCAACAAGTGGCCATCCCTGGCTGGCGCGACGAAGACGACCAACAAGTGACCAGCGCTGTGATCGTCCAAGCTCAAGCCCCAATCGTGGCCAAAAAAGACAGCAAGATCGACAGTCATCGCAAGACCTTCGAGAACGCTTGGTGGGGCACAGGCGCTGAAGAGCGAGAGGGTTTACCCTATATTAGCAGGTCTGCACTCAAAGACAAGCTGGCAGCCGATGGCCGAAAACCTCGAACCATCGAGAACGATCTCAGCCCAGCCTACCCAGAAAAATTGATCGGCGCACTCATCCTGGCCGAACTTATCAGCCCACTTGAGCACGGCTGGGTGGTGGTCGACAACGTCCAATCGAGTGCCATGATGATGCGAAAAGGTGGTAAATCGTGATGCCCCCTAGCCCCCTAAATCCCCCTCTAGGGTGTTTTGGGGTTAGGGGGCAAAACGCACGAAAAAGCCCCCTCCCCTCCCCTCACTCTCTTAAGAGTGAGGGGGCAGGGGGGCATCGATGCGGCAAGTTTCCAGAGAAAAGTTATCCACAGGAAAGTGAGCAGGTACTAACATGAGTGAAGCGACAAACATCAACGAAATGCTGGCAGGACGCCAGGCCAGATACGGCAGCTTTCAAGGCCATGCCGAAATCAGCCAAGTCATCAAGCAGGTCATCCACTCCGCTGCGCGAGCACGCAACAAAGAACTGGAGTCCGATCAACTGGAGGCCTTGGATATGATCTCCCACAAAATCGCACGAATCATCAACGGCGATCCGAACTATGCCGACAACTGGATCGACATCGCAGGATACGCCACCCTGGTGGCCAACCGGATCGAAAAGATGGAGAATGCAGCATGACCACGAAAACCCACGATTTAAAAGCATCCATCGAGTACATCTCGGTCGACAAGCTCGTTCCCTACGCACGCAACAGCAGAACCCACAGCGACGCACAGGTGGCCCAGATCGCTGCATCGATCAAGGAATTCGGCTTCACCAATCCGGTGCTGATTGATGCGGGTGGGGGGATCATTGCAGGACACGGTCGAGTCATGGCGGCACGCAGCATGAAAATTGATACAGTCCCGTGCATCCGACTTGGCCACCTGACCGATGCACAGAAAAAGGCCTACGTGATCGCAGACAACCGGCTGGCGCTGAACTCTGGTTGGGACACTGAAATGCTGAAGGTGGAGTTTGCCGACCTGCAGGAGCTTGGTTTCGACCTCGAGCTGACAGGATTCGACCTGGACGAGATCAAGGAGCTGCTGGCACCCGTGGGCACGGAAGGCCTGACCGACCCCGACGATGCCCCACCGCTGCCCGAGAACCCGCGCACCCGGCCCGGCGATATTTGGGTTATGGGTAAGCACCGCCTTCTGTGCGGCGACAGCACCAGCGTCAGCGATCTGGAAAAGCTCACCGATGGCCATCTAGTCGACATGTGGCTGACCGACCCACCTTACAACGTGGATATGACCGCTAAAAATGAAATGCTAGAAAAAGCTGGGAAGGCTAGAAAAGACAAAAAGAGTTTTGGTATTGCAAACGATTCGATGAGCGACGACCAGTTTCGGCAATTCTTACGCGATTCTTACACTGCGGCTGATACGGTAATGAAGCCTGGCGCGGTTTTCTACATCTGGCACGCTGATGCGGAGGGCTACAACTTCCGAGGCGCGGCCAAGGATGCGGGCTGGAAAGTCCGTCAGTGCTTAATTTGGCGTAAAAGCGTGTTTGCTATTGGGCGAAGTGACTATCACTGGAAGCACGAGCCGTGCCTGTACGGCTGGAAGGAAGGAGCCGGGCACCTCTGGGCAGCCGACCGCAAGCAGACCACCATCCTGGAGTTCGAGAAGCCAAGCCGCAACGGTGAGCACCCGACCATGAAGCCGGTGGCCCTGTTCGAGTACCAGCTTCTGAACAACACCAAGGGAGGCGACCAAGTCCTGGACAGCTTCGGCGGCTCCGGCACCACTCTGATCGCAGCCGAGAAGAACGGCCGCGTCGCTCGCTTGATGGAACTCGACCCGAAGTATTGCGATGTGATTGTGAAGCGCTGGCAGGATTTCACAGGCAAAATAGCAACTCACGCAGAAACTGGCGAACCTTTCGCGGAGGTTACAAATGGCAAAAACACCTGAAAAATCCACCCGACTGCCTAAAAAAGAGGCAGTTCAACCAAAAAAGAACGGCGGCGCACGTCCTGGCGCTGGCCGCAAACCCTTTGAACCGACCGATGCCGAGCGCAAGCAGGTGGAGGCAATGTCGGGTTACGGCGTGCCGTTTGAGCAGATCGCTGCCTTGATTCGGGAGGGCATCTGCATCGACACGCTGCGCGACAAGTTCGCCACCGAGCTGGTGAACGGCAAAGCCAAGGCCAACGCCCAGATCGGCAAGGGCATCTTCCAGAAGGCCATGGCAGGCGACACGACCGCGCAGATTTGGTGGTCGAAGTGCCAGATGGGCTGGAAAGAACCGCCCAGGCAGCTGGAGCACACCGGCAAGGACGGCGCACCGATTGCCGTGGCCACCCTGGACGTTTCCAAGCTGGGCACCGAGGTGCTGGCGCAAATCATGGCCGCAAAAGATGCAACTGACGCAAGCTGACCTGCTGGCCATTGAGCGC